CCCGCTTGTGCTGCAGAAATAAACGCAGCTACAGAACCATCGTTATCATCTCCTAACGCTAATGCAGGAGCGAAAGACAATAACTCAGTTAAACCTTTCCCTAATAATGTTTTTTGTTGAGGAAGAGGCAGTGATTTTAAAGAAGCATCAACCTGTTTACTGCGTTTTTCTCTTTCTTGCATATACGGGCTTGGCCCAAGCATAACTCCTGAGTCAGGATCTTTAACAGTTCCAAACTTTTCTTCGCGTTCAGCTTTAGGCTCAAATAAAAGATTTTCTAGTCCTGGGATTTTTGCTAGACCCGCGATACCCGCTTCAGCAAGAAACGGAGAAGCAGCCCCTAGCAACGCCCCTGTTATTTGTTTTTTCGGCTCTTTAGTATCTCTACGAAACTGGGGTGTAGGTGCAAACTGTCCTGAACGAATAGGATTAACTTTAGGTGCAGCAACAAGATCCGCGATTCCCCCACCGCCGATATTAAATCCGAAGTTTTTAGCCATGTTACGCTCCTAACTTACGAGAAGCCCTTGGGAAACGACCTGATAATCCCCCACCCATATTCTTTTTAACAGGGGTAAAGCCCATCTTCCGAACAACTTCAGGAGCTTTTTTAGCTAACGCAGCTAATCCTTTATTCCCTTCAGGAATCGGTTGTCCTCCTTCTTTATAACCCCCACCTGGACCATAACCTTGATATGCCCCTCCCCCGAAAGGCGTTTGTTGGGTAGTACCAGAATAACCCGTACCCCCTGCTAACGGCCCAGCCCCAGTTAAGAAGTTGGCATAACCAGACATAAGTTGATTCGGTAAATTATACTGGCCTACGAAGTTTTGATAGTTCAAATCTAACAAAGCTTGGTTTCTAGCACGGTTCATTGCACCTGTTTGCATTAGAGAACTTACGTCTCCTGCTTGTAATTGTGGTTGCAACTGTGCTTGTTGTGCCATCGCTTGGGCACCTTGTTGTTGACCAGCTGCTAATTGGCCAGCTAACCCACTTAGTTGTTGACCAGTACCAGTTCCCATACCAAATAATTGTTGACCAGTACCTGAACCCATACCGTAAATTTGTTGTCCTGCTTGGCCTAACGTAGCCGCAGTAGCTTGTTTAGCTGCTTGTCCTGCTTGAGCCGCCGCTAATTGTTGAGCCGCAGACTGAGAACCTAATGCAGCTTGGGTTTGACCAGTACCTGTCCCCATACCGTAACGTTGTTGAGCGAGGTTAGATAATGCAGTTCCTGCACCTGTTTCAAACCCTGCTCGTTGAGCACCTAAATTAGCAATAGTAGAAGCTAATCTTTCTAACCCAGAACCTTTTTGAGTTCCTAATGCTGCTATTTCGCTAGCAGAACCTCGTTGAGCAGCCCCTCGTTGAGCGCCTAACCCAGCTAAAGTTTGAGCTAATCCTGCTTGAGCAGAACCAGCTTGTGCTCCAAGACCTGCGATCTGCGATCCTGCCCCAGCTTCAGCCCCTCGTTGACGAGCGAACTCTCCCATCGCAGCATCTCTAGCTGACGTAAAACCCCCAGCTCGGATTCCTGCTAAAGCTTCAGCTAACCCACGGGTTTCAGCTATCTGTCTTTCTTGAGCACCTAAACGAGAACGAGACCCCCCAAAAGCGCCTGATGTAACATCGGCTGCGTCTCTAGCTATATCTTTTTGTTTAGCAGCTTTTTCTAAATCTCTAATCGTTTGTTGAACAACTAAATCTTCATAAGGGTTTTGAAAACGATCAATATCCGCAGTGTCGAACCCTCCAGTGCTAGAACGTACTTGTCCTAACGCTTCTTGTAAATAAGGATCTTGTATATCTGTAGCGCGACGAGCCGCAGCTTCTGCAGCTGTAATTCCTGCTAATTCAGAGGCTCTACCAGTGCGCACCCCTGTTAAGGCTTCATTTAAAAACGGATCAGTTCTAGTTTGAGCTTCTCTAGCTAAACGTTCTGCTTCAGTCGCTGCGTCTAAACCTTGGGTACGAGCTTGAGTAAAAAACGGCGAAGCTTCGTCTAACCCAGCTCGTCCTTCTTGAGTCCCTTGTAATATATTTGCAAGACCTGATTGATATCCCTGTTCGCCACGACCACGAACCCCAGCTAAAGAATAAAGTAATCCTTTTTCAGCTTCCCCTGCTTTATCGACACCTCGCGTTAAAAACTCACTTCCTTGCCCGATACCTAATTTTGTATAGTCTTCCCCTTGTTGTAACGCACGAAGTGCTTGAGCTTTTGCTTCTGAAGCCCCACCAGCCAGCGTAGCTAGAGATTCTTCGGTTAACCCAGCACTACGGGCTAAAAAAGGAGCGAACGAACCAATTCCTTGATCCGCGAGTTGCATAGCTAGTTCTTCTCTAGGAGAAAACTCTGCAATCCGTTCATCGGAATAAGTAAACGGAGAACTATCTTCTGCGCCTAAATTTTGAAATTGACTTCGGTAATAAGCTTCAACAAGAGGTAATAACCCTAAACGAGTGCTTTGTCCCGTTTCGGGATCAATTTGTAATCCTGCATCAGCCCCCGTAAGTAAGTTATAAATAAGTTGATCGGGAGCCTGATAACTATATGCAGTTTCGTTAGCCATAACTATTTACCGAAATTAATTTTATCAAGGGTCGCGATTCCTTTATCGAAATCACCTCCCCCCATTCGTTTTACTGCCTCATGAGACATAACGTATTCTTTATCGCTCGCCCAAATAGGTACGAGATCTTCTTTCGGGCCTCCTGGCCCGTCTACTTCGCCGCCTTCTAAAAAGAGCTTACGGCCTAATACAGAGCCTTCAGGCGGCTTTCCTCCCCCCGACATACCGATACGAGGAACCGAAACTCGCGAAGGTTGGAAACGAGGTCTAGGAGCCGAAATTACTCTTTCCGTTTCGTCTTCGCCTATTGCTTCTTTCGCTAAAATACCGCCGAGAGTCCCCGCGCTTTCGCCTAATTGTTTAGCAACTAAAGGATTTTCTTCTAAGTATTTTTGTAATTTTTCTACCTGCGTTTCTGGTCTAATTAAAGGATTTTCTGCATTAGAAATCGGAGAATTTAACGAATTAATAGGAGAAACAGCATCTGTCAACGTCGTCCCTGCCTCAACAGGCATCCCCATAGAGGCTGCGTCTATCTCTGCTAATGAGGGAGCCGTTTCTTCCCCCGTTGTAAGAAAGTCCTTCGCACTTTTTCCTAGTTCAGCTAACAATTCTGTAAAACCACCAAGAAACGCCTCTTTTGATTCTTGTTGTAAAGGCTCGTCTACTTTTTTACGGTATTGATCATTTATCGCTTCTACTAATCGACTTCCCCCAAGATTACCGATACCAGTATTAGCCCCGTATGTAGCGTATTTATTAAGAATATCCGTTGTAACGTCAGACGGAATACCAATCTCTTGATTTTGCTCTGCCATTTTACGAGCATTAGATTCAGGGTTCGCCATAGCACGAACTAAAGAAGTAGTCTGTTCGTCATCGAATAGTCTAGTCATGCAGTTTTCTTCTTGGCGGGTTTCTTTTTAGCTTTCCCACCTTTCATAATATCTTTATCTACAGTAGCTGCTTTACCGCCAGTAAGTACAGAATTAACACGGGCCATAGCCCATTGGTGTTGAGAAGTTCCAGGACGATGCCCTGTTTTATATGCAGCTAACCCTCGTTTATAGACGCGAGCAAGTTGCCCAGCAGTAACTTTTTTACCTTTTTTACGAGCAGCTTCCGCTTTATTATCCAAAGCTTTTTTAGTTTTAGCTGAAAGACTCATGATTTTGTACCAAACCTCTCTCTAAAGCGCCGTGTATATTTAGACTCAACTGTTTTCCTACGCTTACCTTTTTTCTTATCTGTAGAAAATTTATAAGCAGAAGGGTCACTTAGAGACTTCTTTTTGTTTTTAGCTATTTCTTTCTTACGTTTTGCTTTTTCTTTCGCAGAAAGACCAGCTAAATACTTTGCGGGTACTTTAGGTTGTTTCTTAGTCTTTTTCATAACTACAAAGACACCCCAACGTTACCATTAGTAGCAACACTAACTACCCCGATACTCCCTGTTGCGCTAACACCAGAGGTGCTTGGCGTTGAAATATTCTGCCAAGAATTACCCAAATATACTTGAAGAACGTTCTCTGTGGTATTCCAAATAATATCCCCTTTTTCGAAAAACAACGTATCACGGTTAGCCGAAGTGTATTGAGGAGTACGATCAGGGTCAAAAGTACCTACGTTTAACTCTAACAGTCGCATAGCTCTGTTAAACGTAGGAGCCTCTACTGTATCTGAAGCAGCTTGAGGCAATCTTCCTGGAAGTATTCTTGCCATCAACGTCTACCGTTAGGCTGAACATCTAGCCTTGTTGCACCAATCCTAAAACCAACTCCTAACCTGTCTACAGTTTCTGCATCGTCGTCAGATTCGAAACGAATAGCGGCTTGTCGACCCCTAGCTCTCGTATCTACTTTAGTAGTCGTAGCAGTAAACGAACTCGTTTGATCGGTAGTTAAAGAATCTCCTGGAAAATTACGCGCTTTTAAAACTAAATTTATTTTTTGTGTCCCAGAAGAATTACCTGTGAACTTAACATCTGGGATAAATCGCCTAATAAATTGGAATTGTTCTCCATCTCCAATATCGAAATCGGCACTTTCAATAAAGACATTGTTCATAGGAGAACCATCGTCATCGAACCCTGTTTCATGAGAGTAAAGAAAGTGAGTGCTGTTATCTTTCCCTGCTGCTCTAGGGAAAGCAACTAATCCTTCATCTAACCAAGCAGTTCTCGAAAGTTCTCCAATAGCCCAAGAATTTTCTACATAGTTATAAGAAACATATCTATCAATAACGGTATTTTCACCTGAACAATAGAACCAGCCGACTTCATCGAATTGTTTATTAACGAAACCAAATACTTGGAAAGCTTGTTTTTCGTTAAGGTTATCAAAAACAAAAGCGTGAACAGTACAAGGGATTGGTTGTACTGAACCGTTATACATATAAAAGCCTTTTTTATCCATCCAAAAAATACCATTAGGCGTATTTACGGCGGCATTCGGCCCAATAAGACTAACCCCTTCATTTAATAAAATTAAACCAAAAGTATTCGGTGGCCCAATAAACTGTAAACTGTATAGAGCAACGTCAGTCCAGATTAAAGTTTCTTGTCTAGCCCTTAATCCCCCGATTATTTCTGAACCAGCAGAACAACGTAATGAACCCGCAGTATTAGTAGCTAGGGGTTCCCATTCAGCAGGGTTTTCTTGATCAGAAAACGCAACTAATAACGGATCAATACTACCACTCCGTGAACCACCACTTATCGGATCAGCTCCTAAAACAATAACGTGTCTATCAACGTCTGATACTAAAACTTGTAATCCTTTTGTCGGAGCTTTATTAGCCCCAGCTAAAGAAGTTAACGGAACTGCTCGCGTATTTAATCCACTTGTTTTATCCCAGTAATAAATACTTCCTGCGCGGGGATTAGAAATTAAATCTTCGCCGAAATTATCCATTGACCAAAGACGTAACTGATTAGCGTCACCTAATGAAGTTGTAGACCCCCAAGTACCAGATCCCCATGCTCCAACACTCCAACCTGTACCGTCTACAAAAACGTCCAAACCAGAATTAATTTGATAAACGCCTACAACATTACTGCCCCCGTTACCAGTATCGCTACTATTAGCAGTAACCGTAGCTCCATCAGTATCTTTAGCAACTATTGTAAAAGTATTAGCTGTAGGAACAGATACGACTTGATATTCTTGATTTAATACCGTATCTGTAATATTGCCGCC